CCACCATCACGTAAAGTATTACCTGTTCCGTCATTCGGTGATGAACCAACTCCTACTGATTGTTTTGCCATATTTGTTTCCTATTATGTTATATCGTATTCGGAAGTTTTAAATATATCTTCCCATGTTTCACTCGTAATTCCACCTGTATTTAGGTTAGCTATTATCGTGTTTTGTCTATCTGGATTGCCAATATCAACAATCGTTTTAGATATAATTTTACCATCTGGGTTTGCATATCCAAAAAGATTAAGTTTTAATTGAAAACCTAATGTCCATGTCACAAACCTACGTGTCTCAAAAGTACCATCATATTCATCTACAAATGTCACACTATTTAAAATAATAGGAACATCAGTGACAATATCAAGAGGTGTTTTCATCGATTGAATACTCATCGTGAACTCTGGTGTAAAATAAGGTAGAATTTGTTCTACTATTTGTAAACCATCCTCTGTATTTTTAGATATACAATATAAATTTATATCTAAATTATATGGTACAGGAGAGAATACTCTATTTGCTGTATTTATTCCAGCTCCAACTGCTTTATTCTTCTCAATAGATGCCATACGTGAAACTTTTCTCGTTGCATCTAAATTTAATCCAGTCATTTCAAAAGAAAGACGAGGAAGAGTAGTCATCAATTGATTCGAAAGAGTAGGATCTTGTTCTATACGTTGTATCCACTTTTCTTTCGGAGCATAAGCAATCGGAATTAATAACGTTTGTTCTACTGTTCCGTTTGCTTTTTTTCTTTCAATTTTAAGATCTGAAAATATTTTTGCAAATCCTATAATACAATTTCTTATTGTTTCGTGATAATATGGTGGTTTATTTAACATGATTAAAATTCTCCAAATGGATTATTTTCAGACCATGCCACTTTATTATTGTTTGGGTCTCTTGCAACTTTAACTGAAACGTTATCAGCAAAGCCACCTTGTTTATCAATATTCATATCCAAAGTGCAAGTAGCAACAGCTTGAGTTCCTCCAGCTGCTGGTGCACTTATTGTAATTGTAGGTACACTCTTAAATCCATTTCCTACATTCGTAATTGTAGCACTATTTATTTTACCATTTAATATAGTACAAGTAGCTGTAGCATTTGTAAGTGGAGTTCCACCAGTAAATGTTAATGTTGGTGCTGATACATATCCTGCACCAAGATTTGTAAATGTAATACTATTTACATACATTACTTCATTACGTGTAGGATCAGTATTGAATGTTTTTAATGGTTCAAATACATCAATCTCAGGTACACCTGTATCAATTTTTTCAGAAGAATATTGAAATAATTCAACTTGTAATTTATAAGTGTAAAGTTTTCCTAATTGATAAAAAGGATCTTTATCTTTTACAAATCTTATTTCAAATAAACTTTTAGTTAAAGGAAAATAAATTAAATCTCCTTCAACTGGACGATTTGTTAAAATAGTATTACCATATTGACCAACTAATTGATTCCATCTTCTTCTTGCTACAACTAATGTAGCTGATGATTCAATCATTAAACCAAATTTACTTACGAAAGCACCTGCTCCGTCATAATCTTTTACATTTTCGAAATACATTTCAACTGGGTAAGCATGATTAAATGTACTTAATGTATCTTCGCCTAAAATCTGATCTTTATTTACATATTTTCTTGGTATGTAATAAACTGTTTGAGCATAAATTCCTAAAGATTCTATAATTAAATCTTCTATTAGGTTTTGCTCATTAGCAGTTCCTTGTGTAAAATAAACATTTCTAGACATTTGTTTATCCTACTGAAAATTCTAATGGTGCATTCTTTCCAACTAATATGTCTTCTAATTCTTTAATTTCTTCTTTTGCTTCAGCATATAGTTTATCACCATCAAGTGTCACACCTCCAGGAAGTTCTAATCCTGAAAATTTTTTTAAATTAGTTCCCCACTGTGCTTTAAAAAGAGCAGTGGTATAAGATTTCAACCATGGCTCATTGTACATTTTAGTAAATGAAGCAGGATCTATTGCTTTATATCCATCGTATATAATATAGTCACCTGCTTTTACTGCAGTTCCCCATTTAATATCTATATTTAATCTGTTTGTTAAACGATTAAAACGAAACATAGGTTGACCATTTAATATTGTATCAAGTAATTGTAAATGATTCATTACTGTTGTATAATAAACAACTGAAGTAGATGTTAAATCATACAAATCATTTAATCTTAATTGATATTGTAAATCAAATATATTTTTACTAGTTGATGACCCTGCATATATAGGGAACACTCTATTCACACCATAAACTATATCAGCAACAGGAATATACTTATCACTAATATTTTGATTTGTGACTAAGTGTGAAACATAAGTACGCTCAGAACCATCCCAATGATTTATATTGAAATATTCTAATGCTTCATCAAGACGATCTTCTAATTGACCATCATCAACGTTAATTTCTACAACTGGTGCACCCAATCTTCTGAGTGCGTAATCTTTAAGTCCTTCTCTTGTAGAGACAGGCATAATTAACCTCCAAGGGCAATAGCGAATGCTGCAGCAGTGCCATTAGTTGCGGCAATCCCATTTGTTGCAGTTGCAACTGACACATAACTTCCATTAGGATATCCTGCTCCTGAGTTTGTGTTGAATTGTAAATAACCATCTGAATGCATTTTTATCTTTGTAGTTCCCATAATTATTGAAGATCCAGATAAATATAAATCTCTAAATTTAGCACCTGTTGCTCCTAAGTCCATTGTGCTATCAGCTGATGGTACAACTGAATTTCCTACAAGAATTGTTCCAGTTCCTTTTGGTGTAATCGCAATACCAATATTTGTATCACTACCTGTAGCAGAAAGAGTAGGACGATTTGTTGTTGCAGCATTTGCAAGTGTTAATTGATTTACTGCTGAAGCTGTTGCTGTTAATAATAATAAACTATTTCCATTTGTATCTAGAACACTAGTTCCAATTCTAGGAGATGTTAAAGTTTTATTTGTTAATGTATCAGTAGTTGCTCTTCCAACTAAAGTATCTGTAGAAGTAGGTAAAGTTAAAGTACCTGTATTACTGATTGAAGAAATTACTGGAGTAGTTAATGTTTTATTCGTTAATGTTTCAGAACCAGTTAATGAAACAAAATCATCACCAGATAATGCAGTATTAAATTGAGCAAGTGTACCAGTAATAGTATTTGTGCTTAAAGAAATTGATTTATTTGTTAAAGTGTCTGTAGTTGCTCTACCAACTAATGTATCGGTAGAAGTAGGTAAAGTTAATGTTCCACTGTTAGAGATAGAAGATATTACTGGAGTTGTAAGTGTTTTGTTCGTTAATGTATCTGTTGTTGCTCTACCAACTAATGTATCAGTTGAAGTAGGTAATGTCAATGTTCCACTGTTAGAGATAGAAGATATTACAGGAGATGTTAAAGTCTTATTCGTTAATGTATCTGTTGTGGCACGACCAACTAAAGTATCTGTAGAAGTAGGTAATGTCAATGTTCCAGTATTTACAATCGAACTAACTACAGGAGATGTTAATGTTTTATTTGTTAATGTTTCTGTTCCAGTTAATGAAACGAAATTATCATCTGATAATGCAGTATTGAATTCTGCTAATGTACCAGTAATAGTATTTGTAGTTAATGAAACTGATTTATTCGTTAATGTATCTGTTGTAGCTTTTCCAACTAAAGTATCAGTTGCGTTTGGAAGAGAAAGTGTTCTGTCTGCTGTTGGATCAACTGTTGTTAAAGTTGTTTCAAAACTATCAGCAGTTGCACCTTCAAATACGAAAGCATTTTGAATATTAACTGTTGTTGAGTCTACTGTAGTTGTTGTACCAGAAACAGTAAGATTACCTGTGACTGTTAAATTATTATTAACTGTTGTAGTACCTGTTCCAGCACCAAGATTTAAAGATGTAGCAGCACCACCAACATTCAATGTTGTGGCAGTTGTATTAGCAAGATTAAATGTAGTAGTTGATACTGTTAAGTCACCACCATCAATGTTAATATCGCCATCTACGTCTAAGTTGTTATTGATGTTAGTTGTACCAGTGGCAGCACCAATTTCTAATGTTGTGGCTGCACCACCTACGTTTAAAGTAGTTGCTGTTGTATTTAATAAATTAAATGTAGTTTGGTTAGTAGTTAAATCACCACCTTTGACTTGAACATCACCATCAACTGTTAAATCTGCTTTAATAGTAGTAGTTCCAGTTGCTGCACCAATTGCAGTTGCAGTAGAAGCACCACCCACATTAAGTGTAGTTGCTGTTGTATTTAATAAATTGAAAGTTGTTTGAGAAGTTGTTAGATCGCCACCATTGACAGCTACATCACCACCGATTGTAGCATCACCTGTTGTAGTTAATAAAACTGATCTAACGTCTGACCATTTTTTAGATGAACTACCTAATGCGTATGTGTTATCAGTATTTGGTAATATATTTGAATTTACATCAGCACCAAATACAACGTTATCAGTTTCAGCATCACCCATAGTGATAGTGCCACCATTAAATGTAGTTGTACCAGTGACAGTTAAATT